GACGGCACCAGCGCGGTCTTCTCAGGCACCGCCGTCGACACCTGGCTGCAGGCTGCCGCTGGCCCCTCGGACTACACCCTCACGAACCCGATCACCACGAGGTTGGACTTCGGGCAGATCATCTACATCGGCGTCTTCAACCCGACCCAGGCCACGCACGCCGCGATCCGCGCCTCAGCGTCAGCGGCATTCGTCAGCAGCCGTAACGCTTCCACCCAGTACCGGGCCGCAGTGGTCGGTTCTCAGTCCACTTGCCCTGACCCGCTCCCATTCGCCAGTCAGGCCACCGCTGGTAACCAGAACCTCGCCTTCTACGCCCTCTTCTGAGTGTCAGTAGTTGATCTTGGGGCATGCCTTTGGCATGGCACCTTTCAACTGGCTATGGGCCGTGGTCGGCGTACTGCTGATCATTGCGCTCGTCGTCTTCCTCATTCCCCACATTCACTGAAGCCCCAGGGACTTCAGCGAGACGCAAGTGATCAAGCCCAGCGACTCTGAGGGCTGACGCTCCACCACTTGCTCATCTCTGCTGAACGCCCCGGAGGGCTCTGTGCGCACGCTCCCTGCACGCGTCGACCGGCGCATGCACGTGGCAGCTGCGGTACTCACTCCGCGCCTTCAGCAGCACGCCGTAGAGCGCGGCGTTCCCGAGGATGTAGCGCGCAGTCTCCAGGTGCAGTGGACCGGCAACGGCTTCCTCACCACGGTCTCCGACCCGCGCCACCAGGACGTCGCCGACGAGCACGAGTGGGGCTCTCTAAAGGAGAGTCCCAAGGCTTATGCGCGCACCTTCGAGCCCGAGCTGGACAAGGCCTTCAAGCACACCCTGCACGCCTCACTGATGGCACACATCGGCGGTGAGCGCTGATGCCGTTCATCCTCGATGAAGACGAAGGCCTGAAGTCGATCCTGCAGAACCTCTCAGTCACCGATGAGAAGAACGCCCGCCGCCGCGTCGGCGTCTGGTTCGGGATGCCAGACCCCGAGGTGCGCCAGCGCGCGTACCCGTTCATCACCGTCGATCTGATCAACCTCGCCGAGGACGCCACGCGCCAGATGGCGGGACCGTACACCCACACGTTCCCCTATACGCCAGAGGTCTTCCCGGCTGGGGACCACACGACCACATACCAGTCAGACCTCTGGCCCGAGGCGTACACGCTCACCTATCAGGTAGGGACGTGGGCCCGTAACCCGCGCCACGACCGTCAGCTCCTGCAGCAGCTGCTCGATGGCCCGCTGCCACTGCGCTGGGGAGTGGTCCCTGTCGGTACCGGAGCGGCGGCCACGATGCGGCGCCTGGATGTGCGCCTGAACAAGCGCGATGGCGTGGACCACGACGGAAAGCGCCTGTTCCGCAACGTCTTCACCTGCGCCATGTCGTCGGAACTCTTCTTCTGGCAGGTACAGGCCGTCAAGCAGGCGACCACGGTCGTCATCGACAGCGTCTCGATCACGGACTAGCGACCGGACCCCCCGGAACCAACTGAGAGGAACGGAATGTCTAGCTTCGCCCGTCCGGGCACCTATGCCGTTGAGGTGCTCTCCAGTCAGCAGGTCGTTGGCGACCTCAACGGCTCGTCCATTGCGGCCTTCCTGGGAGTCAACGGGCGTGGCCCGACTCAGGTGGTCGGCGCATCCACTGTCGGCAAGCCGACGTTGTGCTCCAACTGGAGCGACTTCCTCGTCAACTTCGGTGGGTTCGGGGTGACTCCCAGCTTCACCACCAGCGCCCCAACGCTGCCGTACGCGGTCTTCTCCTTCTTCGCCAACGGCGGCCAGAGCTGCTACGTCGAGCGCGTCATCTCCGGTACCGGCGCGGTGTTGGCCACCCGAACTCTCACCGACCGCGCGGGTAGCCCGCAGAGCACCCTGGCCATCACGGCCCAGAACGAGGGCGCCTGGGGCAACAACATCTTCATCGACATCACCGACGGCGCGACCAACCGCTTCAACCTGATCGTGCACTCCGGTGACGCCACCGCGAGCACCATCGTCGAGCGCTGGCTCGACCTGTCGATGACCGCCACTGACGCACGCTACGCGCCAAACGTCATCAACCCCAGCCCTTCTGGCGCCCTCGGCAGCGACTTCATCAAGGTCTCCGATGCCGGTTCCTCCAGCACTGGTGGTACCCGTAACCCCTCCGTGCAGGCCGGTACCTCACTGGCTTCCGGTGCCGACGGCACCGCCCCAGCCAACGCCGACTACGCGGCATCGCTGTCCACGCTCGACGTGGTCGACCAGCCAATGCTGCTGAACATCGATGCGACCGACTCGACCAACCTCGGATCGGCCATCACCTACGCCTCGGGGCGCGGCGACGTCTTCGTCATCGTCGACCCGGCGCCAGGCCTGACTGTGAGCGGTGCTCTCTCCGCAGTAGCAGCGCTCACGAACACCGGCTACGCGGCGATGTACTTCCCACGCATCGCCGTCATCGACCCGGCCACCAGCACCCAGGGTGTCACCAAGACCATCGCCCCCGGTGGGGCGATCGCAGGACTCATCCAGCGCATCGACACCACGCGTGGGGTCTGGAAGGCGCCTGCAGGCCTAAGCGCAAAGCTGCTCACCGCCGTCGGTGTTGAGCGTGTCCTGACCAACCCCGAGCTGGACACACTGAACACGAACATCAGCCCCATCAACGCGATCCGCGCCATCCCCGGCTCGGGCATCGTCTGCATGGGCGCGCGCACGCTGACGACCACCACGATTGACAAGTACGTACCCAACCGGCGCACCCTCATCTACCTCAAGTCGGTCATGCGCCAGCTGACGCAGTTCGCTGTCTTCGAGCCCAACAACCAGCTGCTGTGGGACCAGATCACCTCGATCCTGACGTCGTACCTGACGTCCTTCTGGCAGTCCGGCGGCCTGGCTGGTGCTACTCCGCTGACTGCCTTCTACGTCACCTGCGACTCGACTACCAACACTGCCGCCACGGTCCAGGCCGGTGAGGTCCACGCGCAGATCGGCGTGGCCCTGAACTACCCGGCCGAGTACATCGTGCTGCAGATCGGTCAGACGGCTGCCGGTGGATCCGTGACGGAAGTCCAGTAAGGGAGATTCACCATGCCTGTCAACATCTTGACCAGCCTCAGCTCGATCGCTACCGACCCGATCCGCAACTTCAAGTTCCAGGTCAACATCACAGCACCCTCTGGCACGCCCACGAACAACCTGGTGTCGCTTGGCTTCACCAGCTGCTCGGGACTTGCTGTCACCACCGAGTCCATCCCGTACCGCCAGGGTGGCTACAACACCACGGTGCAGAACATCCCAGGGCAGACCCAGTTCACCCCGGTCACCCTGTCACGTGGCGTAGTGCTCGGCACCCCGCAGGCGTGGAACTGGATGCGCGCCATGTTCAGCGTCATCGCGGGCGGCGGATCGCTTGCATCGAGCGGTGACTTCCGCACCAACGTCGACATCCTCGTCCTGGACCACCCGACCACCACGGACAGGGATGGCATCACCCAGGGGCAGACCACCGCTGTGAAGCTGCGCTTCCGGCTCTACCGCGCCTGGATCAACAGCCTCACCTACAGCGAGCTGAACGCGGGTGACAACGCCCTCATGGTCGAGCAGATGGTTCTCGTCCACGAAGGCTTCGACATGAAGTGGGCCAGCAAGGATCCAGGGTCCGAAGCACCCGTCTTCTGATCAAGCACTAGGAGCATTCAATGGAACAGACACTGGCCGCTGTCGCGGATCCGGCGCGCACCAACGCCATCGTTCGCGATGCGCTCGACACCAAGCCTGCGGAAGGCCCCAAGCTGCCGCAGGCAGACCTACCGCCGGACACGATCGTCACCCTGCTTGCAGGTCTGCCGGACCCCGAGACCTTCGAGATGGTCAAGGAGGCCGAGGTCCGCGAGCTGACCGGGATCGACGAGGAGATCCTCGGGCGCATCCCACCGGACAAGCCCGAGCGCTTCTTCTCGACCATCCTCAAGCAGGGTGTCGTGCGCCTCGGCCAGCAGAAGGCGACCCCTGAACTGCTGGACGACCTGCTCATCGGTGATCGTGATCTGCTCATGCTCAAGGTGCGCAAGGCAACCTGGGGCGAGCACGTGCGTAACGGCGTCTACTGCGCCAAGTGCGATGAGGTCTTCGAGTACCTGTTCTCAGTGGATACCGACATCCCTATCAAGCCCCTCGACGAGAGCGATCGAGCCTTCACGGTCGAGATCTCCAATGGCCGCTTGGTCGATATGCACTTGGCCAACGGTCGGACCCAGCACGCGTTGCTCAGCCTGGGCAAGGACGCCGCCAACATCGGTGCCATCAACACCGCGCTGCTGACGTCGTGCGTCGACCGCATCGATGCCCTTGCCGTAGCAGGCGAAGCCCCCATCCGAGCACTCACCGTTCGCGACCGCCAGAAGCTGCTGGAGGCCTTGAACGAGCGCTCCTTTGGCCCACAGCTGGGGGAGGTGAGTGTGCTTTGCCAGGGCTGCGGCGACAAGCTCCCCGCTCCGCTCTCGCTGAGCACCCTGTTTCAGGTCTAGGAGCAGCTACGCCGCGCTCATGACGGAGATCGCGGTCTTGGTCCACGAACACTCGATGTCACCCCAAGAGGCGAAGAGCCTCACCGTTCGCGAGCGCGACTACTGGCTTGCGATCGCCTACTTCTGGTTGGAGATGCGTACCCGTGGCTGACCCGGAGCAGACCGCCAAGAACGTACTGGCGGTCCTCGGTCAGATCGACGACCGCTTGTCGAGCATCAGCAACAAGGTCGGCCAGATCAGCGCTGCGGGGTCGAGCTTCGGTGGTGCCGTCGGCGGGGGCGCGGGAGGGGGCAACGGCAGCGCTGCAGGCGTCGCTGGCGGGTCGGGAGGACGCGGCGGTGGCCTAGGGCTGGCTTCGCTTCCGGGTAGCTCTCCGTCCCCAGGAGGCGGTGGCAGCGGGCAGAACAACCTAGGCCTTGGGCGGGTAGCGGTCCAGGCCGCTGGCTCGGCCATCTCAGCGTCGCTGTCCCGCTTCGGCAGCGACCGCGTCAGCTCGGCGATCTCCAACCAGGTGCTGGCGAATCAGTTCTCCATCGCCAGCGGCATCCCGGTGTCGCAGTACCTGTACGGCAAGCAGCTCTTCAAGGGCCTCAACGGCTACAACACCCAGGACCTGCAGGGCGCCGCCGCCTCGATCGCTTCGGTTAGCCTCCCTGGGTCAGCGCTCAACCAGCAGCTTAGGAGCCAGCTCGGGCAGGAGTCGCTGCGGCAGCCGGGCTTCTCCCAGACCCAGGTGGCGCAGACGCTCGTTCAGAGCACCAACCCCAGCACCTACAACACCCTGCGCCAGTTCGGCATCAACGGCGTGAACGCTAACGGCATCGGCAAGAACGCCTCCCAGCTTGCGGCAAGCGTCTTGGGGAGCAACCCGGAGCTGAAGAACAATGCCAAGCTCATCACTAGGGCCTTCGAACCTGGTGGCATCCTGCAGCGCGCCTTCAGTCAGTCCGGCTATAGCGCCGATGAGATCCAGCAGATCCAGAACGATCTGACCGCGCAGGCAACAGGGCGCGTTTCGCAGCAATCGCAGACCGCTGATGCTTCCACCAAGCAGCGCGCGACGTCGGCGGCCAACCGGAACCTGCGCACCGACCAGGGTGTGGCCCAAGGCGCGCAAGACATCAACGACGCCGCCACCAAGCTGAACAAGGCAGCCGACGCCATCCTTGGTGCCAACCAGGACCTCGCCAACACGATCGGTGTGGCAACAGGTGCCTCGCAGCAGAGCGGCAGCAAGGCCGTAGGCGCAGTGGACGCTTTCAAGCATGCGTTCACCACCAAGGGCAGTCAGGGCTTCAAGACCGCAGTCAAGGCAGGCATCCTGCCTCTGCCAACGACGGGCATCGGTGGCCCTGGCGCGTCACCGCGTGGCCTCGGTGGTGCAGCAGCAGGCGGTGGGACTGGAAGCGGCTCGACCCAGAAGGGGTCACTGCGTCACGTGTGGCCGGTGGGCCCCGGCGGCATCACCCAAGCCTTCGGCGCTGGCTCCGCACACCACCCCGGCGTCGACTTCGGACGCACCACTGGCACCCCGATCCACTCGGCCGCCGACGGTGATGTCATCTTCGCTGGCGCTGCACAAGGCTTTGGTGACAACTTCGTGGCCGTCTTCCACGCTGCGGAGAACAAGGTCACGCGCTACGGGCACGGCTCGGCCAAGTACGTGACCACGGGTGACAAGGTCACCGCCGGACAGGTCATCGCCGCCGTCGGCATGGAGGGCTACGCCACTGGGCCCCACCTTCACCTAGAGCTAGCCAACGGCAGCAACGCCTTCGGCGGCTACCTCAACAACCTCGACCCCATCCCGTGGCTGGGCGGTGCCGGTACCAGCACCTCGACGGCAGCCGATGGCTCGAACACCAGCAGTAGCAGCAGTTCTGGCTCCACGAGTGCCAGCTCGGCGTCTCCTGGTCAGTCGGGCTTCGGTCTGATCTCTCTCAGTGAGGGCCTGACGTCCTCACTGCTGCAGGGTGGTGGGGCTTCGGCGTCCTCTGGAGCTGCGTCGAGCGGCGCTAGCAGCAGCAGCAGCAGTGGGATGACTAGCGGAACTAT